GATTCAACGATTACCCCCAAAGCCCCCAAGGGGGCGAAAGAGAAGCGCGCGAGCGATGACGACGAGGAGGGCTTCGCCCGGTTCTTCGAGACGTGGACGGCGGCCGATCCGCGTTTGCGGCTCGACCCGCGAGGGCCGGCGTTCGGCGCATGGAAGCGCCTGACGGCGGATGAGAGGCGAGCGGCGGCGCTCGCATCGAACATCACCGCTGTGATCACCGGGCAACGGAGATCCAAGCGGACGACGCTGATGGCCGCGGCGAGGTACCTTCGGGAAAAGATGTTTCAGCGGATCGACGCGGCCACTGAAGCAACGTCCGGACCGTCCGGGTTGGTGCCGCTCGCCCTCTTCGATCGCCCTTGGTGGTATCGGTTCTACGAGAACGCCAAGGGCGGATCCCGATCGCCATCGGCGAGCAAAGCGAGGTTCATGGCCCAACAGGCCGAACGCGGACTGGACATCGCCGTTCCGCTCGCCGAGGCGCAGGCGCTGGAAACGGCGGCGGCCGGGTTCGTCTACGTGCTCACCGCCTCGCCCGACTTCGCCGCCTGGGCTGAATGGTTCGCCGATCGCGGCATCCGGCTTCCGCGACCGTCGCGGGCCGGCCGGATATGGATGCCCTCGGCCCGGCCGGACGCTCTCGCGGAGGCGGCGCGATGATCGACATCGATATCGCCGATCTGATTTCGTGGGCGCTCGTCGACCAGAACGCCGGATACTTCTGCAAGATGCCGACCGAGAACCGTCAGACGCTCATGAGCAGCACGGCCATCGTCACAGGAACGCTCGCTCTTGGCGTCCAGATCGACTGCCAGCCGGGGTTTCTCAGGCGGATGGGTGCGAGGTGCCATCCCGACGCGGTCGCCGTATGGGAAGCCCTGCCGCACCATGACCGGGACTTGAAAGCGCTGCTGGTCCAGTACGGACGCGCTCGGAGTTGCCCGGACTGGTCCATCTGGCCGGAACTGAAGCCGAAGCGCCATCTCGGGAATCACCGTGTCGTCGTCGAGACGGAATACGACAAGGCGGGCAGGGTCATATCGCAATGGTGCCCTCTCGAAGGCTATCCGAGCCAAGATCTGATCCGCGAGACGCGGTGGACGTACAGCCGTTGGCACGCCGGTCTGGTGGCGGTGAAGCGCGGCGTATCGGGCATGCTGACTGCTCACAGGGTCACCGGCCCGGCAATGCCAGCCACGCCGTGGGCGGTTGAAAACCCAACCTGAAACCAAACGGACCCGTTGACGGGAAGTTTGAACGTTGACATGTTGGGTGCGGAACGAATTGCGCCCCGAGTCGGGGCACTGAAGCCGGGTTGGTCCTCACCAGCCCGGCTTTTCATTTGGGGGGTTAGGTGGAGTTCGGTCTCACGGCGGACATGTCGGCGTTCGCGGCACAGATGGACGCGGTCGCTAGCGATCAGATCCCGTTCGCCATCGCCCTCGGTCTGACGTGGACGGCAAAGGACGTGCTCGCTGCCGAAAAGCGGACTATCCGTCAGGTTTTCGATAGGCCGACGCCGTTCTCGGTCAACGCATTCCAGATCCTCCCGGCGACGAAGACTACGCTCGTTGCATCGGTAGAACAGAAGGCGGGTGCCGGCTCTAACAACGCCCGCCACTGGTTCAACCCTCAGGTCTTCGGTGGACCGCGCGTCCACAAGGCGTTCGAACGTCATCTGATCGCCGTGGGTGCAATGCCATCTGACCGCTTCGCCATGCCGACACGCGTTTGCCCTAAGGACGCCTACGGCAACGTGCGCGGCTCGGTGTACATGCAGATCCTGTCGGACGTCGGAGCCCAAGCGGTTGACATCTGGCAAAACGCCACGATCAACAGCCGGAAGCGGAACAAACGGGAACGGTTCTTCGTGATGCGTGCAGCAAGCGGCACTCCGCTCGCCATCGCGAAGCGCAAGGGGTCGTATGTGACGAGCTACTTCATGTTCGTGCGTCGCGCGCCGAACTACAAAAAGCGCTTCCCGTTCTTCGAGGTCGGGCAGTCAGTAGGTGACGTCGTCTCGGCCACGAACTTCAGACGCGCGTTCGCCTATGCGCTTTCGACCCGCCGCCGCCGAGCCGCCTGACCGACCATCCACGATAACATGACTCCTGATGATGGGTTTTTGGGTCCTTCCGGGGCCCAAAGCGCCTGGGGGTAATTCGCTCCCCGGTCGTTCGGGCTGCGTGTACGTCCGGTTCGCGTTCGGATTTCGTTGTTGTTGTTTTTCAAGGGGATGAGATGACGTCTGACGTTGAGCGCTTCCCGCTCCCTGACGGGGTCGCTGACGCTGTTCTCAACAAGTCGCAACTCGCCCGCGCTCTCAATGTGTCCGAACCGACCATAGACCGCTGGATCGGCGATGGTCTGCCGGTTCTGACGGCAGGCACGAACGGCCGCTCCTATGAGTTCCAGCTTTCCGAATGCTTCGCCTGGCGCAAGGCGCGAGAGGCCGAACGGGAAGCCGAGAACGACGCCGCCGAACGGGCGGTGCAGGAAATGCGCCTCGCTCTCGTCGGCGGGAAAGCGGGCACTACCGAGCAGGCGTTGCCGCCGCGCGAGCGTCGCGAACTCTACGCCGCCGAACGCGAATGGATGGCGATGGCTCAAGCTCGCGGCGAGCTGGTCCGGTTTGACGACGTGGTCGATGTGCTCGACGGTGCTCTAGCGGCCGTGCGGGCCGCCCTCGAAGCGATGCCCGACCGGCTCGGGCGCGAACTCAGCCTGACGACGCCGCAAGTCCTGGTCGCCGTCCGCCTCGCCGACGACATCCTCGACGATCTCTCCAAGACGCTCGGCGGCTTCGTCGCCAAGGAGAAGGCAAAATCCGAACGGGTGACGGCATGAACGTGCACGCCTTCCGCCGTGATCGCGAAGGACCGGTGCCGGCCTTTGCGCGCGCCGTCGACGCGCTCGCCGCGACCGTCAAATCGGTGGCGCCCGTCGAGCGGATCTCGGTCGCCGACGCCGCCGAACGTCATCGCCGCATATCCTCGGGCGGCGCCCGCTCGCCCTGGCGCAACGACGTCGCGCCGTACATGGTCGAGCCGATGAACATGAGCGATTCCCGGCGCTTCCGAGGGCTGGTGTTCGTCGGACCGGCGCGGTCGGTGAAATCGGAAGCCCTCGTCAACAACGTCATCGCCCACCGGGTGAAGTGCCGGCCGCGCGTCGGCCGCCTCATCTGCCCCGACATGACGGCGGCGCGTGAGTATTCGCTGTCGAAGCTCGACACGATGATCTGGGATTCGCCTGATATCGCCGAGCGGCTGATGCCCGGCCGCTACTCGAACACCACCTTCGAAAAGCGCTTCATCGGCGGCATGCGGTTGACCGTCGGCTGGCCGGTCAAATCGCACCTCGCCATGGTCGACCTGTTCGACATCCTGTTCACCGACTACGACCGCATGCCGATGGACGTCGACGGCGAGGGTTCGCCGTGGGCGCTCGGCTTCAAGCGCATCCAGACCTTCGGCACGCAAGGAATGGCGATCGCCGAGAGTTCGCCCGGCAAGCCGATCCTCGACGAAGCGTGGCGGGCGCCGGCCGACGCGCCGCACATGGCGCCACCGTGTGACGGCATCCTGTCACTCTACAACGACGGCACGCGGGCGCGCCGCTACTGGCAGTGCGACCATTGCGGCGACCTCTACGAACCCGACTTCAAGCTGTTCGACTACCCGAAGACCGGCGACCCGATGGAACGCGGCCGCAAGGCGGTGCTGCTCTGCCCGCACTGCGGCGGCGTGCACGAGCCGGCGCGCCGGCGCGACCTCGACGCCGCCGGCGTCTGGCTGCACGAAGGCACGCCGGAAGCGCTCGCAGACGGCTCGACGAAAGCCCGCCTCGTCGCCGTCGACGACGACACGCGCGACACCGAAATCGTCTCCTACTGGCTGAAGGGGCCGTGCGCCGCCTTTCAGCCGTGGGCACAGCTCGTCAGCCAGTACCTCACCGCCCTCGATACGTTCGCGACGACTGGCAGCGAAGAGAAGCTCAAAACCACGGTCAACGTCGATCAGGCCTTGCCCTACAAGCCGCAAACGACCGAGAGCGAAACCGAGCTTTCGCCCGACCAGTTGCGCGGCAAGCCGGCGCCGATCGCAGCGAAGATCGTCCCGGCCGCCGCCCGCTTCGTCGTCCTGTCGGTGGACGCCCAGAGCAACCGTTTCGTGGTGCAGGCGGACGCTTTTGGGGTCGGGCTCGAACGCTGGATGATCGACCGCTTCGACATCCATCAGCCGCCGCAGTCGGCGCCGGGCGCGGCGACGCGCGCCATCGCCCCACCGCTCTACGCCGAAGACTGGAAGGCGCTCGACGACCTGCTCGCTACGTCCTACGCGATCGAGGGCAGTGCCTCGCGCCTGTTGCCGATGGCGCTCATCGTCGACAGCGGCGGCGCGCCGGGAACGACGCAGAACGCCTATGCGTGGTGGCGCGCGGCGCGGAAGACGTTCGGGCGCCGGCGGGTGTTCCTGGTCAAGGGCCTCGGCGGCGTCGATCGCCAGCCGCGCGCCATCGAACGCGAACCCGAAAAGATCGATCAGACGCGCCAGACCAAGTCCAATCCACGCCGTCGCAAGACGGTGCACGTGGTGTTTGCCGCCTCCGACGTCCTGAAGGACGAAGTGGCGGTGGCGCTGGCGCGGAAGATGCCCGGTCCGGGCGCCTATCATCTGGCATCCGGGCTGCCGGCCGAGGTCTACACCGAGCTTTGCGCCGAGCGACGTTCGGACGACGGCTGGGAAATGAAGGCGGGGCAGCGACGCAACGAGGCGTTTGACTGCGCTTATTACGGCAAGGCGCTCGCCATCGTGCTCGGCGCCGAATCGATCGACTGGAACGCGCCGCCGGCATGGGCGGCACCCTTCGAAGCCAACGCGTGGGTCCAGCGCGCGGCGAACGACGATCCGCCAGCGGAACCGGCGTCCGTCGCTCTTCCGGTGGCGATCGTTCATGAACAGCCGGTCGTACCGGTTCCGGTTGCGCCTCCAGTGCGCGGCCGTCGCATGCGCTCAAGAGGATGGGGGGGCTGATGGCCGGAATCACGCTGGAACAGGCGCAAGCCCAACTCGACCTCTGGCTTGCGGCGTCAACCGCCGTCGCCGCGTCGCAATCCTACGAGATCGCCGGCCGCAAACTGACTCGCGCCGATGCCGCAACGATCCGCGACCAAGTCGAGTTTTGGGACGCCAAAGTCCAGAAACTGTCCGCCGGCAACAGCCGGCGCATCCGCTACGGGGTGTCGTCATGAAAAAGCGTGCCCGGCAAACCCGCGTCGCCGTCGCTCGCATGAACCTTGTCGATCGGGTCGTCAGCTACTTCGCGCCGTCGTCCGGCCTCGAACGCCTGAAGGCACGCACGTTGCTCGGCATGTCGGCCGAAGGTGGCTACAAGGGCGGCAAGCGCGATCGCCGGGCATCGCGCGGCTGGCATCCCGGCGAAGGTTCGGCGGACGTCGACCTTCTGCCCGAACTCCGCGACCTTCGCGGCCGGTCGCGCGATCTTGCCCGCAACATGCCGATCGCGACCGGCGCCATCTCGACCAACGTTGGACACGTCGTCGGCGGCGGCCTCGTGCCGATGCCGAAGATCGATCATGAAGTTCTCGGCATCAGCCCGGAAGAGGCGGCGACGCTCGGGCGACAGGCGGAAAACGAGTGGACGCTGTTCGCGCGATCGGTCGACTTCACGCGGGTACAGCACGAATCGGAACTGGAGGGCCTCGTCTATCGGGCGGTGCTCGAAAGTGGCGACGTGTTCGGTGTCCGGCGCTACCGCAAGGATCCGGGCGACACCTACGGGACCAAGGTGCAGATCGTCGAGGCCGATCGCGTCTGCAATGAGAACTGGCGGGCCGACCGAAACAACCTCGCCGGCGGCGTCCAGATCGACGGCAACGGCGTGCCGGTTGCTTACTGGATGACCAACCGGCATCCCGGATCGTTCAACGCCGGCGGCCTCACCTGGCGCGCCGTACCTGCCCGCTATAGCGACGGGCGGCCGGTGGTGCTGCACCTCTTCGACCGGCTTCGTCCGGAACAGTCGCGCGGCATTCCTTATCTCGCGCCGGTGATAGAAGCGCTCAAGGAACTCGGCGAATACACTGACGCCGAGGTGCGTGCCGCCGTCGTCTCGGCCTATTTCACGGTGTTCGTGAAAAAACCGTTGGCGACGGACGAGGGGCCTTTACCGACGCAAGTTGGCGGCGCGGCCGCGTCGGGAAGCGATTCCGACGAGGTCGAACTCGGTCCCGGCGCCATCGTCGATCTCGCGGAAGGCGAGGACGTGGTCATCGCCAATCCCGGGCGACCGAATCCGCAGATCGACGCCTTCCTGACGTCGATCCTGCGGCAGATCGGCGTTGCCCTCGAGCTGCCGTTCGAAGTGCTGATCAAGCACTTCACGTCGAGCTACACCGCCGGCCGCGCGGCGCTCGAAATGGCGTACTTCTTCTGGCGTCGGCGGCGCGGTTGGCTCGCCCGCAACTGGTGCCAGCAACTCTACACGTGGATGTGGGAAGAGGCGGTCGCGACCGGTCGCCTTCTGGCACCGGGGTTCTTCACGGATCCGCTCAAGCGTCAGGCTTATCTCGCCGCCGAGTGGATCGGGCCGACGCGCATTTCGCTCGATCCGCTCAAAGATGCCAAGGCCGACGACGTCGACCTCACCAGCGGCGCGACCGACCTGCAGACGGTGCGGATGCAGCGGACGGGCGGCGACTGGAAAGACGGCATTCTGCAACGCGGCCGTGAGGTCCGCCTGATGCGCGAGGAAGGCATAGAGGCGCCCGCCAAACAGGACGCTCCGGCGATGCCCGCCGAACCCGACAACGACGAGGACGCGACGACATGATGCGACTGGCTGCTGAGGCATTCAACACGCCGCTGATGATTGACCAGGCGAAAGCCGAAACCATCGTCTGGGCATTCGGAACCCGGCTGCTCGGCGTTCCCGTGCGGGCGCTGGAAAACGCGCTCGGCACCGCAGACCCGCGAAGGACTCACGCGGGCGTCGTCGGCGAACCGCTGCTGCGGGCCATGGAGGCCGACGGCATGCGCGGTTTTCAGGTCGACCGCAACGTCGGTGTCATCGGAATCGAGGGTACGCTGGTCCGCAAGGGTGCGTTTCTCGGACAATCGTCGGGCGAAACGTCCTACGAAGGACTGACAGCGCAGGTGAGCCGCGCGTTCGATCCGGCAATCAAAGGCGTGGCGTTCGAGGTCGACAGTTTCGGCGGGCAAGTCAACGGCGTGTTCGAACTCGCCGACCGCATCGCTGAACTGTCGGCGATCAAGCCGACCATCGCCATCCTGACCGACTTTGCCCTATCGGCCGCCTATCTCCTAGCATCGCAATGCCGTCAGATCGTCATGCCTCCGTTCGGCATGGCTGGCTCGATCGGCTGCATCGCGTTGCACGTCAATGAGGCGGCGGCACTCGAAAACGAGGGCCTGACGATTACCGTCATCAAGGCCGGCGCGCTCAAGGATCAGGGGTCATCGCTCGGCCCGCCGTCGGATGCCTATCTCGCCAAACGGCAGGTAGGTTGCGACGAGGCGCGCCTGGCCTTTGCCGCCGCCGTCGGACGCGGTCGCGGCGCACGCTGCACGACCGAAATGGCGCTCGCCACCGAGGCAGATTTCTACGAAGGCGAGGCGGCGGTCGCGGCCGGTCTCGTCGACGCCATCGCCAACCCGCGCGACGCGTATGAGCAGTTTGTCGCCGCCGTCAACGCGGCTTGAAAGGAGAAGTAAGATGCCGAGCCTTGCCACTACCATCGAAGCGGCGGTGAACCCTCCGCAGCCCGTGACCACGCCGCCCGTCGCTG